AGACCGTACACAATGAATGTATACTTGATGTGTGATCCGGCCCACTCTAAAAAGAAATCTTCAAATAGAACTGCAATAGCTGTAGTAGGGGTTGATGCAAACTATAACAAGTACCTATTAGATGGTGTTTGTCATAGACTTTCTTTATCAGAAAGGTGGGATAACTTAAAGAAGCTTAGAGCTAAATGGAAAAGAGCGCCCGGAGTTCGTGAGGTAAAGGTAGGTTACGAAAGATATGGGGCTCAGAGCGATATAGAGCACTTTAAAGAAATGATGCGTATAGAGGGTAGCTCATTCCCTATATATGAAATAAACTGGGTTGGAGGTGGCGGGCCGCAATCTAAGAAGGATAGGATACAAAGATTAGAGCCTGATCTAAAAGACGGTTCATTCTTTTTCCCTTATCCTACTGATGAGTCGAGGCTAACTTCTATTCAACAGGATATGATAGAGAAGAAACAAAAGTTTCTTAACTCAAAGAAAATATCTTGTAAGGATGAGAATAATAAGATATACGATTTAACAAGCTGGATGAGAGAGAATGAGTATAGATTATTCCCTACCATACATCCAGACTTTTTAGACGCTTTATCTAGAATATATGATATGGATCCAGCTCCTCCTATGTTGAGAAGAAGCAGGGTTCTTGAACCAATGGCAGAGGCTTCCTTTTAATGGCTAGAAAGTTTAGAGTTGGCGGAAGGAAAAGATATAAGCCAATGCGCCCTGCATACAGGATGACCAATGGAAGAATTTTTTATGAGAAGCGTGGCGATAATCAAGGTGCTTACGATGTTAAATTTCCATACGTCCAAAATTACTATTGGGTTGATGGGTACACGGTAGTAGATTAATTATGGCAAGCATTACAACAAGAGCGGGTAAGGGTTCACCATTAACCCATGATCAGGTAGACGATAACTTTGTTAACCTTAATGATGGTAAGATAGAGTTAATACAGAATGTTGCAGCTACTGGTGTAAGCATGAACAAGAGTGCAGATTTTATTCTGTACCTCGACGCGGCATCGAATACTACAAAGAAAATTCTTGCTAGCAACTCTAGTTTCATTGAAAGAGCTATGGCTCTGAAAGCCATACCAGATACTATTGAACTATATACTGGGGATGGAATTGCTAGGATGGTGGTGCCAAGCACGCTTGATGGTTTGAAGTTAAACTCTATAGGGGCTCATGTATTCACGGCTGGTAGTTCAGGCAGCAATACAATTATGCTGTACAACGAGACAAAGAGTGTTGATATTCTAACTACTGGAGTAATCATAGAGGTGTCTGAAACAGACTCAAGCACTTCAGGAACGCCTCCGCTTATAAGCGCAAATAACACTGTCAATACGGCAGATGTTTTAAGAATTGATGTCGACACTAAATCGACAGGAGCAAAAGGATTAGAAGTAAGGATGACCTTTAAGTAATGGATGAAATACATAGAGTAACCCTAGAAATACCAAATGAGTATGGAGTTATATTAAAAAAATATTGTAACTCTATATCAACAGATACAGAGAAGTTCTACGGGTTAGCTTTTTGGAAAGTTTCTAATATGTTAAATTGCAGAATTATGGATGTAGTTGAATTTAAAACAGATTTGTAGTTTTGGATATATCTAAAGAGCTGTCCTTGCTCGATGACGCTGTTCAAAAGAGCGTTGAAGAAAGTAAACAAGGTTTAATTGAAAGTTTCGCTCATCTTATGAGCTATTACAATACTTTATACAAGGGCAATTTCTTAGGATTTTCTATTTGGAAGCACGCTGTTTTTAGCAGCTTGAGAACACGAATAAGAGTAGAATACAGGAGAGATTGATATGGTAGAATGGGTAAAAGAAAACAAGATATTAGCTTTAATCGCATGCATAATAGCTGCTTCAGTTCTTTCGCAGTTGTTGGCTGGGTAATATTTTTAGCTGGATGTACGAGCCTAAAGAAAGCAGCGCTGATAGGGACGGGATCTCTAGGAGCGGGTGCGATTGCATCGATTGCGACATCGGGGACTGCTCCTGTGTTACTGGCGGCAGCGGGCGGTGCCTCTGTGACAAGTGTGATTGCGGACGTGATGAGTCCATCGAAAGGAGAAGATATGCCTACAGCAGCTAGTTGTGCACCAGATAATTTCTGGACGCTTTTAGGAGACCTCGTAAGTATGGGAGGTTGGTTACTTATTTTAGTGATTGCAATCCCCATGGTATTGGGGTGGTTATTACCAGGACCGCTTGAGAAAGCTAAGAAAAAGAAATGAATATAGACGCTAAGTTTTTCAGTGCCATTATTTTTCTACTCGTGCAGACGGTTGGTGCAATCTGGTGGGCTTCAGGGTTAACCTCTGAGGTAGAGCGTCTAGCAGGCATCCAGGGGCGCGCTATCCCTGCTCTAGAGGCAGAAGCCAAGCAATGTGGTATAGAGATACACAACCTAAAGAAGCTCACAGGGGATCAAGAGAAGGTAGCGGAATCTGTGAAGAATCTAGATGTGATGCTGTATCGATTGCAGACCATTGAACACATGCTAGATAAGATTCTAGCAACCAAGGTTAGGTAATGGCCGAAGCAAGCCTTACTATTAAAGTTAAATCATTTTCTCCATCTATAAGCATTGGTCCTAAATTAATACCAATACCAGATATCTTCTGTGCGGTTAATGCTGACGATGAAGATATTAAAAGCAACATACTATCTAATATAAATAAAGATGTTCCTCAAGTGGTTCCTTACGAGACACAGTGGGATAAAGTAGTTGCTTTAGTTGTAGGAGGCCCTTCATTAGATTCAACTCTAGATGAGTTAAAAGAAAAGCATGAAGATGGAATGCCTGTAGTAACGGTTAATGGGTCTTATAAATACTGCATGGATAGAGGCATTAGGCCTTCTGCTTTTATAATGCTTGACAGCAGAGAATTCAATAATAGATTTATTGATCCTCCTCATAAAGAGTGTAAATATTTTATCTGCTCTCAGTGTCACCCTTCAGTTTTAGATAAGCTGGAAGGATATGACGCTCGTATATGGCATTGCGCCGGGCAAGATCAATACCAAGATATTTTAGAGAATAAGTACGGGGAGATTCATAAAGATTTTTTCCCAATTTTGGGTGGCTCAACTGTAACCCTAAGAGCAATTCATTTGATGAGGATGTTAGGGTTTCCCAAATTTGAAATATTTGGTTTTGATAGTTGCATCATGGACAAACATCACGCTTATTCTCAACCAGAGAATGATGGCGAAAAGGAGATAGAAGTTCATGTTGCTGGAAAACAATTCTTGTGTACTGTAGCACATTATCATCAAGCGAAAGAATTCGTTCAAATGGTTGGAGCTACTGGAGACCATTACGAAATGATAATTCATGGTGAAGGGTTAATATCCCACATTATACAAAGCCCGGACGCATTAAAGGAGGCAGCATAAATGGCGGCTACTGCATGGAGTTTTTACAATAGTTTTAAAGAGAAGTTAGGAAATGCGGTATTCGATTTAGATGCTGCTACTCCGAATTTCAGATTGGCATTATTTACTAATAGCGCTAGCACCAATGCTAACGATGTAGCGTTGTCTACTTATGCGTCTATCGCAAATGAAGTCGCTAATGGTAATGGGTATACCACTGGAGGCGTGTCTGTATCAGGAAGGACATGGGCTTCGACAGCAACGAACAAGTATAGATGGGATGCCACGGCTGTAGTTTGGACTGCAACTACTGGTAATATAGCTGATATCAAGTACGCTATTATCTATAAGTCTGGAGGGGCTTTGGTTTGCTTTTCCAAACTATCGACCTCTCATTTTACTTTGACGCAAGATAATACGTTGACTATAACCCCAAATGCTAATGGCATTTTTGAGTTGAGTTAGGAGAGGCTAAATGGGAATCGAATCAGCAACATATATTTCACAACTTAGCTCTACTAACCCTTTAGGGACAGACCCTGTCTCAGAGGGAGATCAACATTTGCGTTTAATAAAATCTGTCCTGCAGTCTCAATTTACTAACCTTGGCACTGTAGCGGTTACTGCAGACGCAGCTACATTAAACACTAACCCTGATGCGGCAGCCGTAGCCATGGCAATCGCCCTTGGAGGATAACCTATGGCTAATGACTTTCAAACAGTAGCGGTTCAGTTAACTGCTTCGTTTTCTTCATTCGTTCCCGGTATTAATACGGCATCGACTAATCAAACTGTACACGCTGTCTATTTTTCAAATATAACTACTGCTTCGGTGGATGTTTATTTAAGGCTTTATAATAACATTGGGTCTCCAACAGCTATAACAGGAGGGTATATTTTATTTAAAGTTCCTGTACCAGCTAGTAGCACTCTGGTTATAGAAAAGCCTATAAACTTAATTTGTAGCGCAACTGATACAGCATCAAGATCGTTATGGGCATATGCCTCATCCGCAACAGCGATTGATGCGGTGGCAAGTGTTCTGGTAATGACAGCATAGGTGATTAAATAATGGCATATTTAGGACAAGTAGATAGAAAAGCTAGTAACGTTCAAGTCTTCAATGTCACTTCTTCCACCTCGGCTACACATAGTATAGGTTGGACGCCTCCAAGTGAACAGACTTTAATCATTACCATTAATGGTGTAAAGCAGCATACAAATGCATATAGCTTTAGCGGATCAACCCTAACTCTAGGAGCTGCATTAGTTGCAACAGATGAGCTAGAGGTTATCGGTATTAATGATATTGGTAATTCATTAACTCCTGTAGACGGATCAGTTACAACCTCTAAGATAGGGGATAATTCTGTAACCCTAGCTAAGATGGCAGGACTTGTAAGAGGCAAGATCATTGTAGGTGACGCCTCTGGTGATCCATCTGCTTTGACTGTTGGTTCAGTAAATCAAGTATTAAAAAGCGACGGAACTGATGTGTCATGGGGAGCAGATTCTGGTGGATTGTTTGCCTCTTATGCGCTTATAGTAGATTCAAAGCCGGAGGCAACTGCTGGTGGAACATTTACACTCGGGGCTTGGCGAACGAGAGATTTGAATACGGAGGTAACTGACCCAGATGGTATAGTTTCAATAGCTACGAATGCGTTTACTTTGGCTGCTGGAAGTTATTTGATTAAATGGGTATGCCCAGTTTATGCTGTTGGATCACATAAAACTCGGTTATATGATGTTACTGGTACAGCAGGCATACAAAATGGCCAGTCCAGCTACCAGAATGCCAACAGTTGTGGAGCTGCACGTGTGGCCCCATCAGGAAGTAATGTTTACAGGATTGAGCATTATTGTCTTACGACCTCAGCCACATACGGGTTCGGTGTGCAGACCGGCACTGGCACTGGCGTAGAAGTTTACGCACAAGTTGAAATTTTCAAGGAGTCCTAAATGGATATTAATCATTGCATTGACCATTTGGGTCTCAGTAGAAACACTTACCGTTTAACACAATCTAATCCTCCACATGAGTTTATTGCATGGGATGGTCCTGACGCACAACCCACAAAAGAAGAGTTGGAAACTGCATGGACACAAATTCAGACTGCATACGACAACGATCATGCTCGTAAGCGATCAGCAGAATACCCATCAATAGATGAACTGGTAGTAGCCCTTTGGGAGGGCGTTGTAGAAGAAAGAATGGCTGCTATTACTTCACTAGAAGGTAAGCGTCAGACCGTTAAGACTAAGTATCCTAAAGGATAATGGATTTTATAGTAGGGATAGCAAGGATAACACATTGGTTTCTTATCCCTTTCTTAGTTATATGGATGGCAATAGCGCCAGACGATATGCTTCCTAACTGTCTTATCGAGGCAAAGCAAGCTGTATCTGATAAATTTAGTGGCGGGTATTTCGGGAAAGTATAATGGTTACAGTAACAGATAGTGCAATGGATAAGGTTGCTAATCTATTAGAAAGCCAGCCAAGCATGGTAGGCATCCGTGTATTCGTATATGGAGGAGGCTGTAGTGGAATGAAACACAGCATGACCTTTGCTGATGTCAAAGAAGAGCGAGACATTGAACTTGCATCCAATCTTTACATAGATCCAGTGGCAATCCAATTCATGGATGGTGCCACGATAGATTATGATGCGTCAACTATGAATCCTACTTTCCGATTCCTTGATGTGTTTAAAGCTCAGGGCGGTTCAGGAGCGTGTGGTGGTTGTGGAGCTGCAGGCGGATCTGGGTATGGTTAATATTAAAATTAGACAAATATAGAGGAAGTCACTTTGGCAGCAACTAAAATTGAAGCATCAAACATAGCAGCAGGAGCAGTAGCTTCTACGGGATTTACTTCTGTACAAGTGTTTACGGCGGCATCTACATGGACTAGACCAACAGACATTACTAAAGTTATTGTTGAAGTGCAAGGTGGTGGTGGCGGCGGCTCGTCTGGAAACGGCTTAGGCTGGTGGCCCGGAGCAGGCGGAGGCGGCTCTTATGTAAAACAGTTTATTGATGTTTCATCTATAGCAACTGCAACTTTAGTGGTTGGATCGGCTGGAAGTGGCGGTGCGCCCGGATCAGGAACCGCTGGCGGAACTACTTCTTGGACAGACGGAACTAATACTATATCTTGTCTTGGTGGTGCGCCGGGGGAATATAATGCTCCTCATGGCAATGGTGGTTTAGGTGGTGTAGCTACAGCAGCAGGAGCAACATGGTTAGTTAATGGCCAAAATGGCGCTCAGGGTTACCAATACGGTCTCGGTGGAAGTTCTCCATTGGGGCAAGGTGGTGTTGGGTGGAATTACGACTATAGCGTTGGTCCCCCAGCCACAGGTTATGGTGGTGGAGGAGCAGGCGGTAAGGGTCCAGAATCTACCAGACATGGTGGAGCTGGAACTTCAGGAATAGTAATAGTGTGGGAGTATAAATAATGGCATTAACTAAAGTAGGACCGGGAGTTATTCAAGATGATGCCGTTGGTATCGCTAATTTAGGGGCGACCGGGACCGCATCAGCAACTACCTTCCTTCGCGGAGACAATGCTTGGGCAGCTCCTATTGGTGGATTGGCTGGCGCTTACACATGGCGAATGGAGTCTGATTACACGGGATTAGGAACGACTGGAACGGTATTAGGAAATAGTGTTGTTTGGTCGCTAGATGATACTGCTGGCGCTGTAAGCATCGGTAGTACGGGTAGTGTAACGTCGGGAGTTTTTACGTTTGGGGCTACAGGGCTTTGGAAATGTGACTTTTACACTAGTTGGACTATTGGCGGATCGGCTCCGTGGGACTTAGTAACATTACAAACATCTGCAAATACTGGTGTCGCATGGACATCCCGATCTCAAGGCGCACAGGCTGTTCATAATGGTGAATATGGTTCAGGAACTGTATCATGCCTATTTGATTGCGAAAACACAACAACCCACCTCTTTAGGGTGTATAGAGTTAGTGGTTCAACAGACCTCGATGTGATTTATCAGGGCGACGCAAATATAAACTATACATACGTTAATTTTACTAAGTTAGGTGATACATAGGAGACTTAAATGCCTTATTTAGGATTTGAACCAACATTTGGGGAATACCCGAATCAGATATTTGCGGGAACTGCTACTGGGCCTAGTGGGTCGAGAACAGCTTTCACAATGACATACGCTCCATCAAACAGCGCATCGGTTCTGGTGACGCTGGCTGGAGTAAAGCAGATGACCAACGCATACAGTGTAGACGGCACGACCCTTACGATGACTGCTGCTCCTGCAGCGGATGATCCTGTAGGGACAAACAGTATGGAGCTGGTCTTCTTAGGGCTAAGGGCGGACACTATCCAGCCTGACGAGACTTTAGGAACAGACGCAATCATGCGGTATAACGGAAACACAATATCTGAAAACATAACGGTAGCAAGTACTCAGAACGCAATGAGCGCAGGACCAATTACCATTGCAGATACTTACATAGTTACTGTCAGCGGTAACTGGAGCATCGTATGAGTACATTAGAAGTTGGAAAGATTGTTCCAGCAACAGGGACTGCAATTACATTAGGGGAGTCTGGAGATACCTTAACAGTTCCTTCTGGTGGTAATCTGACTGTAGCAAGTGGAGCCACAATAAATATAACTGGCGCAACACAGACAGGATTCCCTGCTGCCGGATTAGCTATAGCAAGTCAGTGGAGATTAACTACTGATTTCACAGGTGACAAAGCGCCAATCGATGGAAATCTTGAACAGGTAGATGCTCCAGTTGGCTTTGGAGTGCTAGGCTCTTCAATGACTGAGTCATCAGGAATATTTACGTTTCCAGCCACTGGGTATTGGTTGATTAAGTTTCACGCTTATTTCCTTGCTAATACTAACAGCCTCTACAATAGGATAACAATTCAAACTACCACAAATAATGCGACTTACGCAGTTGCGGCGGTAACAAGTGGCGCGGCTGGAGCAGCAAACCAAGAGCAAGGAATAACGACTGAATACATTTTTGATGTAACAGACACGGCTAATTGCAAGTGCAGATTTGACGTTGATGTTAATGCTGCCGGTGTTACGACAAAAGGCGACACAGCTCAAAATGAAACATTTATGTCTTTCATAAAGCTGGGAGACACATAATATGGTATCTACAGTAAAAGTTGATGTAGTAGCTCCAAGAGTAGCTACCGGAACAACCACACTAGGAGTCAGTGGGGATAAGTTACTTATACCATCTGGCGTAACAATAACAAACTCTGGAACGGCTAGCGGGTTTGCTTCTGGGTTTAACTCTGTTCAAGTATTCACTGCTGCAGCTACATGGACTAGACCTACCGATATTACCAAGGTAATAGTTGAAGTGCAGGGAGCTGGCGGCGGAGGGGGTCGCCACACTGGCAGCCCGTATTGTGTTGGTGGTTCTGCTGGTGGTTATGCAAAGAAATTCATTGATGTATCTTCCATTTCAACTTCTCCTATTGTAATTGGGGCTGGTGGAGCAGGAGCAACAGGAAGCGCAGCAGGATCTGATGGTGGAGATAGTTCTTGGACTGACGGTACAAATACAGTCACTGGCGTTAAAGGCGTTGGCGAACACAGCAACTACGGAACCGCCATTGGTGGCGCGGCAACAGGTGGCGATATAAATATAAAAGGTGGTGATGGACTCAACTTGGATGTGGGTGCGGTAGGTGGGAGTTCTATGTTAGGTTCTGGTGGTGGTAGCGGTTGGACGGGAGCGACAGTTTCATACGCTGGATCTGGTTATGGTTCTGGTGGAGGAGCAGGATATAACGTAAATGGTAAGGCAGGTGCTGCTGGCATTGTAATAGTTTGGGAGTATAAATAATGGCAGCTACAATTAGAACAGACAAGATAGGGCCAGTAAGTGGCTCTGCTGATTTCACTCTCCCAACTTCAGACGGAAGCGCAAAGTCAGCTTTAATAACAGACGGGTCGAAAGTTCTTTCTTTCGCCACAGGGACACCAAGCGCATCTAACTTCCTTCGGGGAGATGGGACATGGGCTGCTGTTTCTGATACTGGCGGATGGGAAATGGTCACAAGAACTCTAGTAGGAGGCTCTCCTCTAGCAAATATTGATTTCACAGGAATGGTTGCTGGTTATCAATATATGTATTCTTGGAATGGGATTGCTTCTTCTAATGTAGGAGCTGAAGATTTTGCGATGCAGGTTTCAACAGACGCTGGTTCTAGTTATGAGTCATCTGGGTATCTTAGCGTTTGTCGGCAATATTATAATACATTAAGCAGTAATGTTTTTGGGAGCACTTCTTACTTTCCGTTATCAGAGAATCAATCAAACAGTGGTATAGCTAACGGAAATAATGGTTTCGCCAATCTTTATAACATTGGAAGCGCTAGTTTACAATGCTTCATGAATGGCACTAACACGCAGAAAGCCGACGTTTCAAATCCACTGAGAACTAATAGCTATGGTGGACTAATGTCTGCTGCTGGCAATGTTACAGCAGTGAGATTTTACTTTACTACTGGGAATATTTTGGCAAGCACTACCGCGTATATAACACAATACAAACAGAAGATAACATAATGGCTAGATTAAAAGCAGTTGATGGCGTAGTGGTTGAATTAACGCCGGAAGAAGAAGCTATGAGAGATGCTGAAGAAGCGCAAGCAATGGTGGAAATAGCAAATCGACAAGCAGCAGAATCAGCTAAACAAGTTAGGTTAGCTTCTGTAAAAGAAAAATTAGAATCGCTGGGCCTAACAACAGAAGAAGTTAAAGACGCATTTGGACTATAGGAGATATTAATGTCACATGAAAATTACGCCGTAGTTGAAAACGGCACAGTAACCAACATGATTGTTGTAGATGAAGATGTTGGTTTTGAAATGGATGACGCTGATGTGGTCAAAGCTACTGCTGACGCTAGGATTGGCGGAAGTTGGGATGGAAATGTTTTTTCATTTGTCGACCCACCAGCTATTGAGCCTTCTGCTGAAGAAGTTGCTCGTGCTGCTAAGTTAGCAAGCGCTAAAGAAAAGCTAGCTGCATTAGGTCTAGACGCTGAAGAAGTCTCTGCTGCTTTCGGAATCTAATTAAGTGTCATCTTGGGACACTACTGTAGGGTCATGGGATACCTATGTAGGAGCTTGGGATGACATAAGCTTTATTCCGGGAGTTGGAACTCTAACTCTAACCGGATATGCTGTTAGTGACTCTGAGGGTGTACATAAGTCACCAGCAGTTGCTAGTTTAACTTTAGGTGGATTAGTTCCTAGTTCTGATATAGTATTTAAGGATGTTCCAGGAACTGCTAGCTTAACTCTCACAGGGTTTGTCCCAGCTGTATACGATCCATCAGAGAACATATACATTAGTCCGGGTGTTGGCGCTATTACGATAGTCGCTAATGACTGGGATGATTACATTGGAACATGGGACGCAGCTTCAAGCACTTGGGATAGCATAGGGTATGAGCCGCATGCAAGTCAGACCTTTAGTTTCACTATTGCCACAGGAGTATTAACATTGATACCACTTGTTCCAGATAGAACTGAAAAAGCTCCGAAATTCTTACCTCCAATATATATAACATGACAAAACAAACAGACTTCTCTTGGGCAGAGCTGGTAAAAAAAGCCGATCCAAGCCATGGAGCCCCAACACCAGAATATACTTTTAATGGCAAACCATTCTTTAAACCACAGAAAAATAAAAATGCAAGAAATAGAAAGAGCTAATCAATTTAAGTTTGGCGATCACATGATGGCTAAAAACGTAGCTGAGATGCTTGAGAAAAAATATCCAGGATGGTTGTGGGCTGTGTCTGTTGATAAGGGATTGGTTACAGTTAAGTCAATGATGCTTTCTGGTAATTGGGGTTTCATACTTCATGAGAGCAAAATAGATAACGACTTAAAGTCTGTTGTTGCTGCTGGCGGAGAAATTTTGGAAAGATACAATCAGAATAGAGGGAAGTTTAATCAGACAAAGTATAGTGATTTGACGATGGATCATAAAAATCAATTAAGCGGAGATCGTAGTTAATGTCGTTAGCTAATCCACAACCGCCTCTAGAGGATTCAGTCACTTTAGAATCAGACGATGATACTCCTTCTGAAAGTCCATGGCTTCGTTTAGCTAGACAGTCATATGAGGGATCATCTGAATGGGTTGATGCTAATCTAAGATATCAGTGGGAAAGAAGCCTGTCTTTATTTAACAGCCAACACCCTTCTGGTTCTAAGTATCACTCTTCTGCATACGATAAAAGATCTAAGTTCTTTAGACCTAAGACTAGAACTGCTGTAAGAAATCTACAGTCTGCTATGTCTATAGCTTTCTTTTCTAATGAAGATGTTATGAGCGTCTCTCCTCGAAACCCTAATGATCCATCACAAGCGGCTGCAGCCATTGTTTCTCAGTCAATAATGCAGTATAGATTAACGAATACAATACCATGGTTTAATACAATGGTATCAGCTATTCAAGACGCAGCTGTTCAGGGTGTGTGCGTCTCTCATCAATACTGGGACTTCGAAGAAAAAGAAGAATCTTACTTGGAGATGGATGAAAATAGTCAACCACTTCAAGACGCAGAAGGAAATGACCGTGTAGTTAAACAGCTAACGTCAGTAAAAGACACTCCTAAAATTGAATTAATATCTCCTGAAAATTTAAGGATTGATCCAGCTTCTCATTGGGAAGACCCGATAAATACAACCCCGTATATTATTCATTTAATACCAATGTATGTTCAAGACATTGTTCAAAAGATGGATGAGGGGGAATGGAAAAGGATGTCAACTGCAGAGCTTTTATCAACTGCATCTTCAGAGGATGACAACACTACCAGGCTAGTTAGAGACGAGCCAAGGATGGACCCATTAGATACCGATGCTGGATTTGGTGAGATCATCGACCATAAGATTGTATGGATCCATAAGAATATTTTAAGAAAGGATGGTGTTGATTGGTGCTTCTTCACAGCAGGAACTGAGTTCTTACTGACAGACCCAAAACCTCTCCTTGAGATGTATCCTTGGCTGAGAGACGGGGAAAGGCCTTATGTGATGGGTTGTGTTAATATCGAAGCGCATAAGCTTTATCCAGCTGGAACTGTAGAGCTTACCCAAGAGCTGCAAGCGGCAGCTAATGATATATGGAATCAAAGATTTGACAATGTTCGTTTAGCTATGAACAAGCGCTACCATATTAGGCGCGATAGAAATATTGATCTTGATGCTCTATTCAGGTCTGTGCCTGGCGGAGCGGTTGAGATGGATGATCCAGATACTGACGTAAGAGTTATCGATACTAGAGACGTTACCGCTTCAGCTTACGCAGAACAAGATCGTATCAATATGGACTTTGATGAGTTACAAGGTAATTTTTCCGCATCAACTATTGAAGGAGCTAGAAATCTAAATGAGACTGTAGGTGGTATGGCGTTGCTTGCTGGTAGCAGCAGCATTGTTACAGAATATGCTCTACGAACATTCGCTGAAACATGGGTAGAGAGAGTTCTCAAGCAACTATTAAGACTAGAACAATACTATGAAACAGATGAAGTCATCTTAGCTCTCGCTGGGCAGAAGGCTGAAAGCGAATTAAAGTTTAATGTCGATGATATGCTAGATGACCTTCTCAGAGAGGAGGTGGTCCTAAAAGTCAATGTAGGCCTAGAGGCTACAAATCCCATGTCTAAGGTTAATAACCTGATGACAGCGTTAGCTGGGCTTGGAAATATACCAGGATTTATGGAGAGGGTAAATCTTCCAGAAATAGCTAAGGAGGTTTTTGGTCAGTTAGGATTTAAAGATGGTGCTCGTTTTGTAACATTCGATGAAGATCCCAAGATACAGGAAATGGCTGCACAGCTTGAGGAGCTACAGGGTGTTATTCAGAGCGAACAAATGAAGCTTCAGAACAGAGTTCAAATTGAGCAAATGAAGCAGCAATCTAATTTGCAAGCTGCTAATATTAAATCAGTCACCGAGCTAAAAATAGCTCAACTAAAAATGCAGATGGATTATATCGATTTACAACTAAAAGGAGAAGATGTAGCTACTAGACGTGCTGAATTAGAACTCCAAAAAGAGGCGCTTATAAATCAAGTCGCTGAACAAGAAATCGAAAGGCAGGCAGAAATGGTAGAGGAGGGGAAAGTTGGGATTATGGCAAGAGATGATTACGCA